CCAGTTTGACCTTTTTGTCCCTTAGAACCTGTATCACCTGTATTACCCTTAGAACCTACTTCACCTTTTTGTCCTTTGGAACCAGTATTACCTTTAGATCCTGTATCTCCAGTTTGGCCTTTTTGTCCCTTAGAGCCTGTAGTTCCTGTTTGTCCTTTTTGTCCTTTAGAACCAATATCACCCTTTGAACCTGTTGATCCTTTGGAACCAGTAGATCCCTTAGAACCAGTGTTACCTTTTGAACCAGTAGATCCCTTAGAACCAGTATTACCCTTTGAACCAGTATTACCTTTTGCTCCAATTTCACCTTTTTGTCCTTTAGAACCAATAGTACCTTTTGCTCCAATTTCACCTTTTTGTCCTTTAGAACCAATATTACCTTTGGATCCAGTAGTACCTTTAGTACCTTGTTGTCCTTTTTGACCTTTAGGACCAGTGTTTCCAGTTCCACCCTTTGCACCAGCTTGGCCTTTTTGTCCCTTAGATCCTTGATCACCTTTTTGGCCTTTATTGCCCTTTTGTCCAGCACCACCACTACCTTCAGTAGCACCAAAAGCACCAACCTTTAATTGATCTACAAACCTAACGTTTTTTGCCATTACTTTTTGTTATAAATATTACTAATTCTTAAGTTCTCTTCCAGCAGCTACATCTTGTACATCAGAAGCATTACCTTCAATTCCTCTTTTTCTTCTAGTTCTACCATCAGAAGTTTTACTTACTCCTGGGGTAAATATATCTGAATCTGTTACTGCTTCAGTTTGAATAATAACTTTAGATTTAGAATTATATTTTTTAAGAGATTTTAAATCTTTTTGTATCACATCGGGGATGATATACCCACGTAATCTAATATTAAAAGTACCCTTAACCAACCTATCTTGACCAGCTGTTAATTCTGTTGCAGTAGCAAAACTATCTATAAATGCTCTGAATTTAAATCTTTCCGGATCGCCCCAATAAGCATCAGAAGCATATTCACATGATTCTATAATTTTATTTAATTGCTCCATATAATAAGTCTGTATTATACAACTATATTCTAATGTAACATAATCCGGGACTGCTACTGCAAGAAATTGTTTAGTTGGGACCCTATTATTTAAAGCCGCAAAATTTGAATAAAAGTTTTTAGGATTAAATGCTTTTTGGAATGTACCATATAAATTAGGCATATTAGCATCTAATTTATTTGCAACTGTTCTATCTTTAGTTATAGTATCTCTTTTAATTACTATAATAGGATACATTACTGCTCCACTTTTATCTCTATAATACCCATCTTTTTGAAATGATTTCCATCTTTCAGGAGCACCATATATTACTGGTACATTTCTTCTTATTCCATTTTGGAATACAAAGGGTTTAATTACATTTTTAAAATAGTAAAATACCGCTTCATCTAAATCCTGTATACCTATTGATAATTGTTTAGTATTATCTCCTTTAAAACTTAATTTTTCTGATCTATTAAAACTTATACCAGTTTCATTTTCATTAGGATTTACCTCAGCATTAGGATTACCTGAATGTCTTTCAAAAGCAGTTTGTAAGTCCTTGCTTATTTCTTTTTGTGTTTTTGGTATGGGTTTTCTATATTCAGGCATTAAAATCTTTCTTTAAATGGTGATATAGCAACTTTATCAGCTGGTATATAATATGTTTGACAAATTATTGATAAATTAGCTCCAAATTTTTCTAATTCAGGATTTAATGGGTTTGCAGTTCCATCAGAATTATTATTAGGATAATCAGGATTTTTACCTACAAAATATTGGTTAGAAACTGTAGTTTCTACTCCATAATATGAATTTTGGTATAAAATTATATCTCCAACTTCAGGTACTACATTAGCATCTTTTAAATCTTGCCTTAAAAAAGCAAAACTAATGCCCTGTTGAAAACTTACTTCCTCACTAGAAATAGGATATGATTGATCCTCTCTATTAATTAAACAATTAAATAAAAAGGGCCCATCATAAAATTTTTCACCTGCAGCTTCTCCATATAAATTAACTTTAGTTTCCTCAAGTTTAAATTTATAAAAAGCCGCTTGTTGGGTAATTATATTACCCATCAGTTCTCTATTTAGTGTTCTAATTAGAGATACATCCCTTTGTCTGCCAAACATTGCCATATTATCCTATATAAATTACTCTTGGCACCTGATCCAATTCCTTAAGTACAGCTTCCTGTTCTCTTACTTTTCTTTCTAATAAAGATGCACGGGAATTTTCATCAAAATATGTTCTTAATCTTTCTAATAATGCTGTTTTTTCAGCTGTTGCAGCAGCTAATAAATCTGCTTGATTTAAAGTTGCTTCTGCGTTAGGTATAGGTAACGAACTATATTTACCTCTTACATACCCTAAAATTTCTTTACATAGTGCTAATGTATATTCAAAAATCCACTGTCTACCAACTGAATTTATTAATGAATATACTGGGTTTTGGTATGGCATGTTAGATACATTTGTTACTTTATCTTCAGCACAAATTAAAGCACCATTTAGTCTATCATTTCTTAAAATATATTCAAACCAAAGTTTACCCGCATCTGTTCCAGCTACTTCATCTAAATTTGTACGTCCATCAAAAGGACCTGGTATAGGGAATACCCTAATTACATTATTATGTATTTCAAAACTATAATTAGATAATTTAACTTGTGTATTTAATTCAATGGCTTGAATAACTTGTAAATCATAATTTAGGGGCATCATTAAATAACCATAACCTCCACCAAAACCTCCTAAATCTAATAAACCAGCAGAAGCTACACCTCCAAAACCAAACCCATCATATGGATTTAAATACCTTGCAGAAGGTGGAACGGGTTCTTCATAAAATATTCTTTTTACTTCTAAACTACCTGTTATATCTTTAGATTTTGCCCATTCTTTTAGATCATAATCTTGTACACTAGAGGTTAAAGGTACATAATCTTTATACCATGTTATATCACCTCCAACTCCAGCTTCTTCCCCATATTGTTCTGATAGTCTAATTATATTTTCAAAATTGGGTTTAACTATAACCTCACTTAAATCCACATTTTCATATGGTAATCCTGTAAGATCTAATATATTTTCTCTAATTAAGTAAGCATATAATTCATTTCCGTATGTAGTTATAGCTTCTTCAAATGCAGTAAATATGGAACCTGTTTGTAACTCTACATCCATTAGGGGATATCCTAAACGTGTAGTTATAAATCTGGCTACTTTTACACTATCTTGTTGAAATTCAATATCGTTGTTATAAAATCCAAAAGCAGTAGCATTTGGATTCCATAAAGGGTTACCATCATAAATTGGAATATTCATATTCTACCTAGTTTTATTATAAATATGAAAAAAAGGGACTCAGATTGAGTCCCTATAATTTTATTTAAAATAAATATTTTTTATCCATTAAACACTAGTAAATACTTAGAACCTGAAGCTGCACCCACTCCACTACCTGATAACCATAGCGAACCAGTTACTAAGGGTTCATTAGTAGGTAAACTTTGAATTAATACTGAAGTTTGGTGAGAATTTGAACTAGAAACTTTTATAGCGTATCCTCCTACATTATCATAATCAATAACTAGGGATGAACCTGAAATTGTGTTTACTACGTTTAAAGATCCTGAAACTGTAAAAGATCCAGTTACAGCATGTGATCCTGTAAAATGTCTAAAATTATTATCTAGTTCATCAATTGTTAAAGCCGATCCTTTACCTCCTGAACCTGTTCTGAATGTTAATGCCATTTTTTAATTAAATTTAATTTTATTATAAATATTAAGAGGAACCTACAAGGTACTCTATTTTGATATCTTTATTATTTGCTTTAGCTTTTATACTATATAAAGAAGCAAAAGATGAATAGTACTGTATATCAACATACCCATCTACTACATAATCATAGAAATTACTACTTTCAAATTGAGCATTTGAAAACATTATTGATTTACCTGGGTCTAATTTAAATACACCTTCATCACCAGATCCTAAATTACTAGTATTAGGAGAGTAGGAATCAGGACTCATTTGAACTAAATATAAAGAAAGATAATTAGTTGAATCTAAATTAGTAAATCTTAAGTATTTTACTGTATTTCTAACAAAAGAACCAGCTACCTGAGAGGCTTCATCATCAACAAATCTTAAAAGTTCAACTCCCGTATCTTCCCATCTATGAGATATAGTATCTATTCTTCTTGTTAATTGGTTTACACCTGGGATTTTTATACTGTTAGTTGCTACTTCTTCATTTCCATTTGGAAGAGTAATACTTTCTTTAATAAATACTTCTAACGAACCAGTAGGAGTACATAGTGCCATAATTATGTTTTATTTATAAATATTGAATTAATTTCTACTATTATAAATATATGAACCTGAAGTAGTAATAGATATACCTTTTTCTACTGCTTCCTGATAGTATTTTAATAAATCCTCAACTATAGGATCTCTATGATTGGAAATTAAGGTAATAGCCTCTAAATTTTTTATTTTTCTAGCTGCAGTGTATAAAAATTTAAATCCAGAATCTGCTTTCTTTTTTAAATCCGTTTGATGTTGATCTCCACATATCATCATTTTAGATCTTAAACCTATACGAGACGTAATCATTTCCATTTGTTCATGAGTAACATTTTGTGCCTCATCAACTATAATCATAGAATCTAAAAATGTTCTACCTCTCATAAATGATACGGGTACAATCTCTATTTTACCATCATTAATTAATTTTTCAATTTTTTGTTTATCATATAAAGCAAAGAAATTTTGGTATATAGGTTGCACCCATGGATCCATTTTTTCTCTTAGATCACCAGGTAAAAAACCTATTTCTTCTTTTGAAACTGTAGGTCTAGTAATAATAATTTTATCATACATTCTTCTTAATAAACCATCTAATGCAACATTACATGCTAAAAGTGTTTTACCACTTCCAGCTCCACCTGCTAATAAGGTAATTGTATTTTCGAGTATAACTGATTTTGCTTGTTTTTGTTCTTCATTAAGTTGTAGTTTGAACTTAATTGGGTTTTTTGGAATTCTCTTCGGACGATAAACGTCGTCAGTATGCGGTTTAGACGCCATAGACTTCTTAATTTAAGGGTTAGACAAATGATTAAAGCAAACAGTGTAAATACGTTAATAAACGGGTAAATTTTAATATAAGAATATAATGAGATAAGTAGTATACCCATGTAACGTTTGTTAGTTATAAATATTAAAAGGATAAAAAAACCCGGCATAAAGCCGGGTTAATTTATTAAGTATCAGTTAAGCTCTAATTATAGAGTATTTAAACCGTCACACTTGATTAATCCGTAGAATTCTGGTCTTACCATTTTCTTCGCATATCTAGTTAATAATCCCTTTCTTGGAGTGAAAGTATCTGGATCATATACTAGTGGAGTCATAATTAACGGAATGTATGGAGCAAATACAGCACCAGCTTCTAAGAACTGAGTTCCTCTAAATCCTACTAGGATTAGATTTTCCTTCATATATGGGTTCTTATAAACTTTTTGTCTGCTGTTTATAGCACCTACTTTTTGTACACCAAATGCATAAGTTGCTTTAGCAGCATCACCATCAGAATCAGCAGCAAATCCTGGGATTGATTCTAGGATAGTACCTACAGTTGGAGAACATACTAAGAAATTAGCACCACCTCTTAAAGTTTTCTGGTGGATGATGTTACTTAATTTTTGGATTTTAGTTCCTAAAGTTTGGAACCACTGTCCTTGGCTATTATAGAAGTTTAAGTCTGAAACAGTACCGTCGTTTCCAGCACCATTATCTACGATAGATCTGTTGTTAACAGCTGACCATACTTCGTTTCCAGCGCCAGCAGACTCAATTAACATATCTAAAATTTCTAAGTCAATTTCTAATGAAATGTACTCACTTAAGATTGAAGTTAATTCAGCTTCAGCATCTAGAGCATGGTAAGCGTTAAGATCCTGTGCAAATTCAGGCGTCCATACAGCTCTTAATTTTCTAGTTTTAGCAACGATAGCAGATGATTTCATCTGTACGTTTATTTCTGGGATTGCAATTGTTGCATTATCATTATTTAACCCAGTGTTGCCATCTTCAAAGTCACCTCTGAATCTGTCAGTTGGTTGCATTACATAATCTACAGTTACAGTAGAAGATTGTACTGGTGCTTGTGAACCAGTTACAATAAATCTAACATTAGTTCCTACTACTTTTGTAAATTGTGGTAAAGCTACACCTGCAGCTAGAGAAATAGATCCTGTTCTTAGGATGTAAGCTCTAACAGCTTCTAGATCTTCATTTTCTAGGCTAGCAAGTGGAAAATCTACAAATTTGAACTCATTTGCAGTTGCAGAAGCTGAAAAATCAGCATCAAAATTCAAGTCTGACCATCCAGCCGAACCTGTTGTACATGCAGCTGCAGAAGAAGTATCCTGGATAGAATAACTAAATCTACCAGCACCGTAAAGACCACCTGCATTAGTATTACCAAATGGAGTGTTTCCACCAGTATTACCATATAATGAATCTCCAGCAGTGAATGGATTTTTAGAAGTTCCATATTGGAAATCTAAATAAAATACTAGACCAGAAGGTAAGTTCATTGGTTGAACGCTAACAAATTCTTGTGCAGCAATCTGACCAAATACCTTTCTTACTAGCGGTAAAGCAACTCCTGCCCACTGACCACCTACGTTAACCGCAGTTTGGCTTGAGAATGTACCAGTTGAACTAGTACCCCCACCAGTTTGAGAGCTCTCTACAACAAGTTGTTTAGCTTGGTTTTCAAGGATAATTCCCATGTTATTTTTGGAACTACCACTCATACCTTCTAACAAACCTGTTTTTTCCCACTTTTCAGCTAAACGAGCAGCGTCGCTCTGTACTGAGTGATATGGGTTTGCACTTTCTAATAAAGTTTGTAAACTCATGATTTTAAGTTTTAATAAGGGTTTTTAATTAATTTTCTTTAATAATTCCAGCTAATTTTTGCATACGTGCAAATGCAGCGTTTTCAATAATTGGCTGTTTTGCTTTTGGAGCAATTCCTGTAGCTTTAGAAGCACTACCTTTTACTTCACTAATTGAAGTTTTTGTTATCTTAGATGACAAACCTTCGTTTAATGTTTCAAAAATTACTTTAGCTTCTTTTACAGTTGTTGCTTTATCAAAAGCTTTTAACACTTTAACTTTTTTATCTTCCGATAAATTCTTTGATTTAAAGATCTTGTTAGTGTAAAGAAGTTTAGCATTTAAAAGATTAACTTCTTGAAGATCATTTTTAAGTTCTTCAATTTCTTTTAATGCTTGAGTCATATCAATTTCTGATTCCTTCATGTCTTTTTTCTTCATTTTAGGATCTTTCATTTCTTCTGATACTTCATCTTCTTCCATTCTTTTTACAGCTCCGGCAGCGGCTCCCATTTCTTCGAAATGTTTAGCAATTTTCTTGCCTACGTCACCAAACTTACCAGCTTTAGCTTTATCCATTAACTCTACTGCAGCAGCAGAACCACCAAATACGGCAGCTACACCAGCAGCAACTGTTAAAGGATCAACTTCATTAACAAGTTCTTTTTGTTCGTTAATGTTGACAGCATAGTCAGAAGTTGATTGTCCAACCTTTTTAGGATCTAACGCTTTTGTAGTTACTCCTCTTGATGGGTTGTTTTTCTCATTCCAACTTACTTCATCCATTTCCATGATTTCTTCTTCTGAATCTTCCATTTCGATATCCATATCCATTTCTGACTCATCGCCATCCATTTCCATTTCTTCTCCAGCTTCTAATTCACCAGCTTCTACCATGTCTTTAATTACATCTTCGATAAAGGATTTAAGATCATCTTCAGACATATCTTCTAAATCAATTTCTTCCTCTTCCATTTCGCCTTCCATTTCTTCTTGTTCAGCTACTTCTTCAGATTCTTCAATTTCTTCAGATTCATTTACTTCTTCAGATTCTTCGATTTCTTCAGCCTCAGAAATATCTTCCGACTCTTCCATCTTTTTCTTTTTCATAGATGGTTTATCTTCCATTTCTTCCTTTTTGACTTTTCTATCTTTTTTATCTTCCATCTCTTCATCAAGTTCTGCAAGTAATTCGTCAAGATTGATTTCATCAATCTCTTCAGCTTCAGCTACTTCTTCAGATTTCATATCGTCCTCCTCGTATTTACCATACTTCATTTCAGATTTCATATCATCTTCTTCATAATTACCGTACTTTGCTTCAGATTTCATATCATCTTCTTCATAATTACCGTACTTTGCTTCAGATTTAACGTCATCTTCTTCCATTTTATCATCCATTTCTTCTAGTTTGGCTGATAACATAGATTTTAAATGTGGAGTGAATGCTTCTTCTAAGGCAGCTTTAGCGTTAGCTATAGCAGTTTCTTTTACCGCTTTAGCATCAGCAATTGCTTCTTTAAGCAAATCTCTGTTGTTTGACATAATCGCAAAATTTAAATTTGTGAAATACGGTTATTAAGAACCGTAATAGGGAATATTTTATTTATCGATGCCATATAGAAGATGGCATATTACGGTTATACGTATATGAATATTTTGAAAAAATTAAGAAATAGGACAGGAACCTTTAGAACAAAGTATTTCTCTAATTATATTATTTACATTAGTATAATCATAGTTAAATACTTCTTTTCCTTCCTTAATTGTGTGCATAAATGAGCCTGGGTTAGAGGGAGTAGAAACAAAATCCCAACATAATAATTCGAAGTCATCTTGTACTTCCATTACGTTGCCATTTTGTTCTAATGAACCCATACCACGAGAGGAAACACCTACAGTAATTCCCGCTTTAATTAATTCTTTAAGTATATTACCTGATGGAGTAGGTAAAATTTCTATTTTGCCCATTACGTTATCTCCATCCCAGTAATAATCTGTAATAATATGAGATACGTTTTGTAGATTTATAACTGAAGATTCTGGGTGGTCTAATTCGCCCATTGAACGTCTTTCTTTGATAAGTTCACTATACTTATCCATTTCACGTTGCCATAACTCTTTAGAGTAATATCTACCATTGCCGTTCTTTACTTCGGCAGTTGCTAAAATACCTTCTACAAGCAAATTTCCATTCTCTTTATTAACATTTTCTGTTAACTGGAGAGGGTTAATTTTAAAGGTATTTGTTTCTATTAAAAGAGATTTACCCATTTTAAATATTATCTTTTATATATTTAATAGTATTTCCATAATCTACAACTTCTGGTGAAGAGTATCTATCATGATCAGGAAAGGGAATAGTACCATCTGGTGTTATTTTAGAAACACCTGGGTCAGTTACTACCTGAACTGAGAATTTATCTTTGCCTGCTAATTTTTGACCATCAACTCTTTCAGCTTTCATTCTTACAACAAATCTACCTTTATTGTCTGTTGTGTCCTGTCCACCATCTCTTCCATCAAAAGCTTCAAAACCTGTAAACTTAATAGGAATTTTTTCCTCATCTCTATAGCTTACAACCATATCATTTGCACCAATTTCATTAATAGTTTCTACCTCATCTACCATTTCCTCTCTTTGATAAGATTTACCAGCCATTTTTTCATACAATTTTTCCATTTTAGCCTTTCTTTTTTCTAAAAGCTTAACTTCTTTTTGCATGTCCTTCATTTTTTTCTTATCCATAAGTTCCGATAGATTTTCATCCTCAGATACCATACTAATACGGGTTTGCTTAGCCTGAATCACTTCATCTATCTTAGCTAATTTAGCTTCCATAGCTACTATACTAGCTTGTTTGTCAATTTCAGCTAAATCATTATCTAGTGATTCTTTTTTAGCTTTTCTCATTTTTTTCTTTTCAATCTTTTCTCCCTTTTCTACACCCGCGCCAAATGCCATTTCTTCACCTTTATCTTTTTTATCTACACCTTTACGGCCTTTATCATCGCGTTGAAATTCATCATAGCTTTCTTCCATTTCTTCCGTTTCGGCCATCATTTGTTTAATAACTTCACCAGACATAGCCGCTAAAGAATTTGGATTACCTGATGTTACTATTCCCCCTCCTAATAATGATTCTTTTACTACTTGTTTTAATTCAGGAGTATATTCTTTTAACTTATCAGAATACCCACTGGCTGCATATTTTCCACTAACTTCTTTTACTTCAAGCTCCTCATATCCAATGCCATCCACACCAAAAGCAGCATTTTTCATATAATATTGACGATCTTGAGCTAAGTTTTTAGAAACTATTTCTCTAATTTCTTCTAAATTTTTATCTGGGTTTTGTTTTGCTTCAAAATAAATACCATTAAGTACTTCTTGACCAATTTGATTATTTAAATTCTTTGGGTCTTTATAATCATAGTTATTATCTTCAATTTCTTCTACAGTTTTAGCTACTTTTTTAGAATCTACTTTTACTGCTTCATCTTCTTTTTCTCTTTTGCTTTCTTCAGCTAAAAACTCTGCAAATTTAGTTTCGTAGTCGGCTTTAGGTGTTGCCTCTATTTTATTTATAGGTTTAAGATCAATATATCCTAAATTTTCATTTAGTAATTCCTTAAATAATTTTTCTGCGTTTTTCATTTTTTTATTATTGGTGTGTTTTTAATTTTCTTCTTTATACAATAGTGTAAAAATATCTTTAAAATAGTCGGAGATTAAATCTGTTCCTATAACTACATCAAAACTTTTAGGATTATCTCTATAATATTTTATAGTTCTAATTTTGCCCTGACGTAGTAGTTTTTTTAATTCATCTAACTTATTTTCAATTTTATCAAAAGCTTCAATTCTTTCTTTTTGAAATTTTTCAGCTTTATCTTCTTGTTCTTGTATTAATTTATACTTATACATATTAAAAAAGTTTTTTAACTTCAAGTCCTGAACCTTTTTGTACGTATGTACCTTTCTTTTTAGGTACTAATTTATATTTAAATGCTTTAGTATAATAATTATCTATAACTCCATCTGGACCCGCTTTTGGTCCTGGACCTAATGTAGCACCTGGGTTTTTGCTATTTTCATTTACTATTTTATTTCCTTTTATTCTTCTAAAAGTAATTCCATAAACATCTCCATTACCAAAATCCACATTGGCCATATCGTCCATTACTTTAACTACTTTACCTTTTCTTCCATCTTTAGTAAGTATATCTCCTACTTTTACTACTTCATTAACATTAGTTGTTGTTTTTAATGTTTTTGATAATTGTAATGCTTTATAATATTTTTGATTTTTATCTCCTAATTGTACCCCAGCTTTATCTTTATCTTTATCCATCTTTTTTAAACGGGATATTTCTTTATTAATTAGTGATAATGGAATTTTTTCTCCCTTTTTAATACCTAATCTTTTTCTAACTGTACCTTGTTTTAAATTACCCGCTTTTTTACCTTTAGCAGCCATTTTTTCGTAAGTATCTCCCTCCTGAATTGGTTTAACTCTATCAGCTCTAAAAGTACCCATAAAATTACCATCAAATCTTACTTTAACTTTATCATTAGGTAATTTTTGTATTATTTCACCTGTACCAAATATAGAACCATCTTTATCATATACATGAACTAAATCAATAGCTTCACCTAATCCACCTGGTCCTTTTAATTTTTTGCCATTTTTATCTCTATCATACCCACAAGTGCCTTCATCTATTTCTGGCATAATATCCTTTTGTTTTTTCTTAGGCTTTCTAAAAGCATACTTAGTTAAATAAGAACCAGCACCCGCTGATGTTGAAATTTCATCAACTTCTCCTTCGTTCATTCTAGACATTGCTTGTCTATATTGTTCTGGGTAGAATTTTCTTAGGTGTGCTCTATATTTATTTAGTGCATCTTTAATATCTTTAGCTACATCTTGAATGTTTGAGTCATTTTTTGCCTCGTCAGATTTTAATAAATCTTTTAGGGATTCAAATGCATCTGTAATTTGTCTTAGTGATTCTTCAAAACTGGCTAACCGAATTACTTTATGGCCTACTGTACCCGTTTCTTTATCTATCTTATTTGTTTTGAAGTAAGTATCTAAATTGCCACTAAAAAAATCTCTTTCAGTGTCAATAGGACCATATAAATCCTCTAATCGCTTTAGTAAAGCGGGAGATACATCTTTAGGTTTTAAGATATCTCTTTTTGGTTGTTCGGAAAGTTTATACTTGTACTGCATTTACTACTTTAATTTCTTTTACTAATTCATAATATTGTAACAAATCAACTAAATTATCATTATCAACTTTAGCAGTTTTATTTAGTTCAACCAAATATTTAGCTACTTCCTGTATTTTAATTTTAGTAGCCTTGTCTTTAATATTTTTAGCCTCTTCATTTAAAGTATCTTGTAAATCTTTAATTTTACTATTATAAAAATTTCTTAATCCTGGAGTTGAATCTACTGAATTAATAAATTCCTTAAGTACTTGTTTTTGTTCAGTAGATAAATTTTCATATTTGGAATTAAACTTTTCTAAAAGTACTCTATAAGTTAATATTCTAGTGTCTTTATCATAAGTTTCAAATTCATCAAGAACTTCTTTTTTAACATTATTAGTATTTACTTCTTGTTTTGTTAAATGTTCTAATAATGTTACTTTATTATTTATTATTTGTTGGGAATCATTTACTTCTTTAGAATTATATCCTTCAATTAAAGTATATAATGAAGCTAATTCTTTGTAATTTTTAATTTTAGAACCAAAGAAAACATCTAAATTATAATGTTTTTTAATTTCATTAATTAAGTTGTATTTTTGTTTTCTTAAAGAAGTACGGTTGAATTTTTTAGAAGTTTCTAAAATAGTAGAAATCACCATATTAGCTCTACTTTCGGTTAAAACCTTAGATTTTAAAATTGATTCGTATAACTTATACTCACGTCCTAAGGAAGTTTTTACAAAATATTCCTTTATAATATCAATAGCTGGAGAATCTCCACCTTTTAATGTATCCGCAGTAATTTGACGCACCAACAGTTCAAAAAGAATTCCCGTATTTTTGTACTTTGAGTGTTTAATTTTCATCAAAAAATATATTTATTTATAAATATGTAAAGATTATTATTTCTTCAATTGCTTTTCATCTAGAAGTGATGTATCATCCTTATCATGTTCAAATACTAATTGTTTTTTATTCAATTTTTTGAATATATCCTTATTTTTTAAATAAGTAGTTTCAGCACTTTCAAGAGCTAAACCTGATTTATTTGTATCTGTTCTACTATCTCTAGAGTCATTTTTATCAGTATCTTTCATACGTTTAACCCCTAAACGATCTTTACCAAAATTGCTATCTTGTTTATTAATATTAGATATACTATCTTTAGGACGTCCTAATTTTTCATCTTCATTATACCCATCAGGTACATTTCCAGGATCAGAATACATTCTTCCTTTACCATATAATGAAGCTAAATCATGGGGTGTACCATAAGATTTACCTGTTTCAACTGGATCATTGCCCTCTGCTTCTATTTGGGCTAATCTAAACTTACGTTTAGCATCTTCCCTCATTAAATCTCTATATTCATCATATTGATCTTCTGATAAATGGAATATATTATCATAAATCCAATCTGTAGGTAATAAACTTTCATTTTTTAATGTAGTAGCTAATTCCGTTTTAGATTTCATTAACTCTACTTTTTCTTGTTCAAATATAATTGATGGTGTTTGCATTTCTAATGTAAAATTAGTTAATGCCTCATCTCTATATCCTTGAGCATATAAATGAACTAATGCAATTTTATTTAATTCTGATACTACTATTCTTTGTAAACGTTCTATAGTACGAGCAAAACGAATATCTTCAGCTGCTAATGTAGCTTTACCTTCTGTTGTTTCATCATAACCTAAAAATGCTTTAGGAATTTTAAGCGCAGCAAATAATTTATCTCTTAAATATTCTACATCTTGAATACCATCATATGCTAAACCAGGAGTAGTTTCTATTTTTGTAGTTGTATCATTTCCACGAACTGGTATATAGAAATCCTCCATCATATTTTGCATATTATATTTCAAATTATACTCACCAGTTTTTTGGTCTAAATAAGGAGTACGTTTCATTTGTGAAATAGTTTTTTGCATGAAAGTTTCTATTTCATTAGGAGGAATAGAACCAACATTCATATAAAAAATACGTTTTTCGGGTGCACGAGCAATTCTATGAATAAGCATCGCGTCTTCCATTAATGTATATTGTTTAAATAATTTTCTAGCTGGTTCAATATATGAACGACCATAGGGAAGATAATTAACATCACCAACTAATCTAAAGTGAGCAACTTCATAATTATCAAAGAAAATACCTGGTTCTGTAGGGTCTACAGTACTACCTGCAACTCTATACATTCCAGTACTAGCATTAACTAATCCATCAGGTGCATATCTATATCTAATTTCAGATGGGTTTTCTACATTAAATCCTTCTTGTCTTTCAATATGATAAGCTGTATATGGAATAACATTATATACACCAAACTTCTCTGATATTTCTAATTTTAAGAAAAAATCTCCATATTTAGACATTTGTCTAATCCATGACCATAAATTAAATTCTATATTTAATACATCATAAAATAAATTATAAAGAATTTTTTGTATATCCTCATTAGATGATCTAATAGATAATACTTCACCCATATCATTTTTTAGTGTAGATTCATCAGATATAATATCTAAAGCAGATGCTATAATAGCATCCTGATCCATTAGATCATATTCTGAATATAATTGGGGTCTAAGATATTGGTAATTTATATTAAATTGAGATCCATATAATGAAGATGGACTAGTAGAAAAAATTCTATTATATCTATCTATTAATGAATTAGTTTGCAATTCACCACTAGATTGAATTGTACTACTATCTATTACTTTAATTTGATTTCCACCAGCGTTACGAATAATAACGTCAGTTGAAAATAATCTTTGTAATCTACTAAATAATCCTTTGTCTGCCATAATGCATAGTTATTATTATAAATATTATTTAAAGAGCCAACTAATATCCTCTTTTCCATGATCTGTATTCATATGGTAGGGATTATCCTTACCACTTGAAAAATATCCACCCTGATATGCTGTTCTATTTACTGTTATATTATTTAATGCATTTCGGGTTGCATCTAAACCTCTTTGTCTTAATTTTAAAGCTGTATCTCTAACATACATAGCAATTCCAAATGACATAACTAAATCATCATTGTATCCAGATTGAGCTTCAGCTCTATTGTTTTTCCATATAAAGGTTTTCATTTCTTCTATTAACCTTTTTGATTGTATTGTTACTCCATGGTCACTAATATACTCTTGAAATTTACCTATTACCATAGGTCTTGTTCTAGATGACATAGTAAAACCGGGAACCATCTTTGAATGGTCTTGATACTTATCAAAATACGAACTAGCATTTGGGGAGTCACTCTTTTGTGAATAGTAAAGATTAGGATAATTTCTATCAATAGCAACTTGTATAGTTGCCCAACCAATATTAGCATTTTCAATTACTAGCATTGCTTCATTATATTCCGTAGCTAGGCCTACTAGTAAATGACCATATTCTTTTGTACCTAATTGTCCTTTATATTCCGCTACTTGTACATTGTTTGCTATATCAATTACATGACATGCTGAGTAGTCTTTTCCGTCACCCCTTGATACATCGGCTACAACAACATAATCTCTAGTATAATCAGGTGATTCCCATACCCATAAATTTTGATCTGCTCCCCTTCTTTCCATTGGGTCTTTTATATAGGTTTTTTCGTAATATTCTATATATTCAGGATAAAAAACAATATCACCAGAAGTGCTAAAATCACAATCACATTCTTGTGCTGCCATTCTAGGATCACCTAATAATTCATCTTGTCTTTTTCTCCATGCTTCATCTCTTTCAGGGTGTACGTACCAGGGTAACTTGATAGGTAAAAATTCATTTTCTGCAGATTCAGCTCTAGTCCATGTTTGATGGAACCAATTCCCAGTACCATAAGGAGTAGATAATGCTATACAACCACCTCCAGTTGCTAGTGTTTGTTGAGCTGATGCCCAAATCTCTCCAATATTGTCAATAAATGCTGCCTCATCAATTAATAACAAAGATACTGCTTCTGATCTACCAGCATCACTACTTGCAGATGTTGCTTTAATTTGTGAACCATTTTTTAGCCTTAAATTAAGTTTATTATTTTCTGATGCATCTACTTTAAGCCATGAGGGTAAATTTTCATACATGAATTTTACCTTAGTAACCATATTTTTTGCTGTTTCTTGTTTTGTAGCTATACAAAGTATATTTTTATCTTTATGAAATGTCATTAACCATAAGGAATAACCTGCGGATAGGGTTGAAATCCCTAACTGTCTTGATTTTAGGATAATTGAATAAGGATTATCCCTCATTAGGGTTAATACCTTTTCTTGAAACGGGTATAAATTAAATTGAATACGTCCTCTTTGAGGGTGTTGAATATAACAATATTTACGCATAAAATGAACAGGATCTTTAGCACATTTTAAATATTCTTTACGTATTACTTTTTTTAAGTCTGTCATTATTTAAGAATAAAAATAACAGCGCCAACAGCTATAATACCTACACCTCCCGTTATTTTAGTTTTAATTTTTTGTTTTTTTAAATCAGTTTGAAGTTGTTTAGATAATTTTTCAGATAACGTTAATTGATCAGACTTAGTAGATATAATACTATTAAAATTATTTATTTTAATATTTAAATTATTAATAATACTATCCTTTAGAACAATTTTTTGCTCATAAAGTTTTATTTTTTCTGTAACCAGATTTAGTTCTTCTTTAGCACCATCACCTGTAATTAAATCCTTAATTACTAGTTTTGCTATTGGCTTTTTTAATTGAATCGAAGTACTGTCTGTAACGTTCTGTGAAAAACTGTTCAAGTTCATCATCATTAAAATCATCAACAGCGTCCACTTTAGTACTAATTTCATACCTTAAATTGTTTATTTTATTATCTTTAAAATCAAGTTCTTGATCTAATTTATTGATTTGAACATTTAATGTATCAATTTTAAAAGTCAATTCGTCATTTTCACTATGTAACGAATCGACTTTTTTCTCTAATGCCTCTATTTTAGCATTATATTCTTGCACATAATCTTCTTTTTTTTGAAAAAAACAAAAAACTATAATACAAGCTCCTACTATAACCAGCAAGTTAAGATTTCTTCCTAACCATGTTTTTTTAAAATTCATTTTTATTTATCTATAATGGCCTCTAATTCTTTTTTTAACTTAGTTTTAGATTTTAATAAATTTAATACCTGTTCTTTTTCTAATCCTTCAGCTTTTTTGTATTTACGAGCTAAAGCTTTCATTTCACGAGTTAATTGAGCAAGTTCTTCTTTAGCCTTAGCTAAACCTTTATTTCTTTTAATTTCAGCATCTGAAGGTTCATCCTCCTCATTAACTTTTTTAGCTGCATCTTTTATTATTTCAATATGATTATCTAAATAACCCACAGCATCCATAGGTATATTTTTATTACTTAATTTATTCATCATGTCAACTTGATCTCTAATAGTATCAACAACAAATTTAGCTTGACCTATAATTTTAGCTGCATAGTTAGGATCCCTTAAAGCTTCTATTTCCATTTTAAATAAAACATCATGTAATTTAGCTAATCTAATAGTTTCTTGTTTAATATCAGACATATCACCATAATCGCCAGCCATTACCTTATCCATAAATGCTTTAGCTCCAGGACATACTTTATAATATTTAGTTTTATAACCAAATACGTCTAAATTAAATGGATCCATTTGTTCATCCATAACTTTAATTATGTCATCCTTACCTGCACTTTGTTTAACTTTAGGTAAATTCTCAGGGTTGGTTTCAATGGTAGCTTCATTAGTAAGCATTTCTATAATTTCTTCCTTAATAAAAGAGGTTAATTCAGATTTTTTCATTATAATAAGAGTTTTATTATAAATATATTAAAGTTCTGTAATATTCAATATTTGTTTAATACGTTCATCTGTAGAACCAGATATTTTTTCAACTACTGGACATCTATGCCCATATCTTTTGATAAGAGTAGTAATAGTAAAATCAATTATATCCCTATAATGTTCATCCGTTTCTCTTACTCCATTATTCTCAATAGGAATACCATAAGGAGAAATATAAAAAATATAATCGTATTCCGAAATAAAATCCTTAGCATATTCTTCAAATTTATCTTTTTCATCTTGATTAATTGATTTTGCATTTATAGTAAAGGCCATAACATCTATTACAGTTCTATCTGTAATAATATTATTATGCATTAATTCCGCACAACGTTCTGCTAAAAATACAGTTTGACCTTTTAATGTAGAATCTGTATTTAATGGAATACCTAAATCATTTAAATATTTACTACGTTCTGTAGCAAAGTTATAATTTTTAAATTGTTTAGTTTCTTTTAAAGCTTTAACTAATGTAGTTTTACCTACACTCATTGTACCACATAATCCTATTTTCATAATCTAATTTCTATAATCTGATAGTTGAGATTTCATTGATTGGTTTTTATAAAATGGAATACCTTCTCTTTGACGTCTCATTTCCTTCCATTCCTCTGTTGTTTTTTGATAACCATAAAGATAATATTCTGCTTTACGTTCATTTCCTTCTGGTATCAAAGCAGGTCCATCCCAATTATGCAACTTACCATCCCATGTATATGCAATAGTACCATCTGCTTTTTTTAATTTTCTTGATTTTGGAAATGATTGTCCTGATTCTATAGCCATATTCTAATTTTTATTTAACATTAATATACGAAAAATATTTTATTTTTCCAAGATTTTTTCAGCAACAAGTGTACCATGTGCTCCTGAAACTGATATACCTCTAGCACTTAAAGCATCACCTACAAAATGAACGTTAGGATATTTTGTTAGTGAAAGATCCTCATAATTAACTAATGGCTCAGGAGCTAGATATTT